TTTGTTGTTGAGCTCTATTTAATTGTTGTAATTCTCTTCTTTCTTGTTGACCAAATACAAAGCTTCTTCCTTTAACATCTGCTTCATAAAGTTGTTTTTGCAATGCAGCTTCTCCTTGAGCTCTTAATTGTGCGTTTTTAGCTTCTTGTTGAGCAATACTAGCTGAAACACCTTGTTTAGCTTTTAAAGCCGCTGTAGCAAGTGCTGTAGCTCCTCCTGCACCTGTTCCTGTAGCTCTTAATGTATCTAACGCACTAGCAAGCGATAAATCTGTTTGTTGCGCTTGCATTTCTGCTGCCTGCGTAGCAACAGTTAAATTAGCAAAGGGATTTGAAAGTTGTGATGCTGCTCCTGCAAAAGGATTTATAATATCTTGTCTGCCTGCTTCAAGCTCACTTAACCTTTGCTGTGCTTCTCTTTGTCTTCTTTGAGCTTCCCTTCTTCTTCTACCGCCGCCAATTGCTTGAAATATGCCGCCTAGAGCTTGTACACCGAGTGCTACTGGATCCATAATTAATTAGTATAATGATTGTTCATAATTAAAACCTACTGAAAATAGTTCAGCATGCTTTGTTTTATCTGTTTTATATAAATTTGTTACAGGTTCGTGCTCTAATATAACATTTGCAAAGAAACCTTTAACACCTGTTATATCTATATTAGCAACACCTGTTTTTACTTTTGATGATGTTATTTGTGCATTGTTATTATAAACAACTATATTGTTTTGTTTTAAATGCGCATAATATTTTTTTTCTATAGGCGTAAAACCAACATATCTATTGCCTCTTCTGCCTGTAATACTTCCTGGTATCATATATGCAACCGCGTTGTTATCATCATCAACCGGTGCAGCAAAACTAGTCATTTTCCAGTTTTGAGTACCTTCATAATTTATACCGCCATATTGTTTTACAAGTGACGGGTTTTGATTTGTAATAAGCTCAACAATGCTTGGGCTAAACACACCGTAAAAAGTATTTTTATTATTATTAGTATAATGTTGATATACTCTTCCTTTATTACCTGTAAAAAACTTATTTTTTACGCTTACACCAAATTTAGGTTCATAACTAAAAAATGATGTCCACCCATTTACTCTGTCATCAAAGGTAATAGTTTTATATGACTCTTGATTATTAGTTATTAAACTTGTTGTAAAATTAGTACCATTATAAGTAGTTGATATACTTGGGCGTGTAAAATTATTATTACTTGTAATTGATAAAACGTACGACTTAGTATGCACGTCAAACATTCCATACGCTCTATGCGCTTGTTTTAATGTATCTTTAAAAAAATCAGACATACCATACGATGATATTTCAGTTATGCCATCGCGTGATAATCTTAATACAACACCTCTATCAGCGTCAGTAAAATATTTTCTATAACCAAACTGCGCAAAGCTTTCAGGGTTTCTACTAATACCATATTCACCGGCATATGGCGCTATCTGTCCTATAACAACTTTAGCTGTAGTAGATATTTGTCCACCTTCGGCTGTAAATATAGCGTCTTTATCAATTAATGCTCTGCTAACTTTATTTTCTTGAAATATAGTTAAGTTAGATTCTTCAGCATATAATTTTTGTATAGAACCATCTGCAATATCAACAGCCTTTGTTATGCTTTCACCAATAGAAAACACATTTGTATCATTTACGCCTGTTCTTGCATTAAATATACCTGAATATATTAAAGCATTTTCTCTATGCTCGCGCTTATATTCTTTATCAACTATATAAGCTCTTAAACCTAAGCCAACAGAAGGTTCATTAAATCCACCTTTTATTCTTGATTCTTCTATATGAAAAGTAGGATTAACTTCTGTTGTTTCTGCACCAGCTGCTGGAAAAGCTTTTGATTGTACTTCAATACTTTCTCTTAATATAAAGGTGTTAAAATATTTTATTTTTAATGTAGCTGACATATTATAAATTAGGGTTTAATCTTACTAAATGAACATTTGGAACATTAAATTTAATTGCATTTCGACCTTGGCTTCTGTCGCTTTCAAAATATAAACGATATGCTATTCCTTCAGCGGCTTGAACTCTACTCCAACTAATAATTCCATTGCTATCTTTATTTTTATATATAATTATAGGCGTTTCATGCAAAAGATGAGTTTGTTCATCATTATCGCCACGCTCACCGCTGCTAGGTCTAGGCAAATAATTGCTAATACTACCGGCATCATTATAAGCTAATATTGCCCCTGTGCCAGAAGCCTCAGAACCCCCATGAGTAGCTACAGATATAGTATCATTCCAAGCAAAAGACGGCATTGATCTCTTTCTTCGCGGAGATATGTTACTTCTAATATCAAAACCGCCAACAGAATTACCGTTTTTATCATTATATTGTTCACTAAATTCATGCACGTGACCCCCGTGCTCTCGTAAGTTTTTAACACCGTGTTTTGTAGCATCAGCGTTTTTAAAAGTGCTTATAAAATTATCATAAACATATGGTGAATTATTTTCTGTTTGACTCTTTTCCGTGCCTGGTAGATTCTCTGCACAAAAATATTCGCCATCAATATCTATTTTTAAAAAGTTGTTTTCAGTATTAGCACTACGTCCTGTAAAAGGCAATAAAGCAAATCCAAATAATTTATCATTATACTGAAAGTGATTTTGTGACATATTATTTGCGCTAATTAACATAAGAGCTTTTGAAGTATTTCCTTCTAATTGCTTAATATTATTAGGGTTTATTATTTTATTTATTGTTGGTAATTCATTTGTTAAATTATCTAAATCAATTGAAAAATTACCAAAAGCAGGAGGAATATTAATTCTTTGCTTACCTAAGAAACTATAAGCAGCAAATGTAATTCCTTTACCTTTATCAGTAATAGTATGTTCTGTTTTTTTTCTGTCACCTATTAAACCTAAACCCGGAACAGTATTTGTTTTTCTATTATACCAATGCTCCGATGGATTAGCTATATCGTTGTCATTTTCTGCAAAGTTTTCTTCAGGTATTGTAAATATAGAATACCCTTTATTATTGATTATTATTTTTTCTGTTATTTCTTTTCCGCCGTTGTTTAATGCTGAATCAATACCTTCTAAATCAAAATTAATTACATTGTCACAAATAAATACAATTAAATTTAAATCGCCTAAAAAAACTTTTTCTAAAACTAACTCACCTGTTTCATGGTTTATTTTAACACTGCCAGTATCATCAACATTTTGTATAGCTCCTGTATTAACATTACCTGCTCTAAAATAAAAACCTATGCCTTCTTTGCTTCTATTGTCTATATTATCGGGTTTTGCACCATTATTAGCATCTAAAATAGTAATTGTATCTCCAACCCCTGCGTCTTCTAAATCAAAAACATTTGTAGATCCGCTAAGAACAATTAAAGGTCCTTCATTTGTTAAATTAGCAATAGCGGTATCTGTAAAACTTTCATTAGTGCTTTTATCAGTTACAGTAAATTTAAATTTAAAAACAAAATTACCAGTAGTTACGCCGCTGTATACAAAGTTTTTCTTGCATTGTAAAATATAAAGACCAGAACTATCTGCGGTAACTTCAAAATCACCACTAACAATTATAGGTTGATTTTCATCCTTTACCGCTTCTGCTTTATTTAAAACTAAATCATGTGTAACACTATTAAACGCATCTCCTAATGATGAACCAATATTTATATTAGCAATTTTTGTTAAGTTTGTATAATCTTTACCTTCTGTAAAAGTATTAGTGGTATCACTAAACGATATTTTATTAGGGCTATTATATACCGCAATATCTTCATTTAATTCATGTATATACCCCGAAGTTGCTGTTTCATAATATATATCAAGTGCTGATTCAAAAGGTTCTGTTTCAAAAACGTGCAAAGTATCGCCTGGTATATAGTTAAAAACAGGAAAATCATATGCAGTTTTTTTCTCTGCACTATTAGTTCCTATATTAAGCGTGCTATTAATAGATTTAGTAGAAACTCCTTCATATGTTTCAACATCAATATTTCCATCAGCTGTTATTTTCGGGCTAGATATTGCAGTTACTTTAACAAGATCTTTATCTGCTCCTCTTAAAAAATCACCTACAACTATTTTTGTTGCTGTATCAGCAGTATTACTACTTGCGGCAAAAGTAATAGACGCGCCGCCACCCGCGTCAGTAATTTGTTTCATCGAATCATTTGTAACTTCAAATCTTTCGCTAGTAGGTAAAGTAAAAGTATGAATAGCAGTGTTTACTTTATCAATACCAAAACTTTTTGTTTCAGAAACATATGGTATTTGTGCTAGTAAATGATTTTTTTCAGGCTCAAATATAAAATTATAAACATGTTCATTTTTATTTACTAAAGATTGCTCTTTAGCGGTTCCAACACTTATAACATCTATAATACCGCTGTTACTTTGTACTTGATCAGAAGAAGTTCCTAAGCTTATTACTTTTGGAAATAAACGCGTTTTACTTGTACTTAATCCTTTCTCTTGCTCATTAGCAAATTCTTTATCTCTAGTTACTTTATTAATGCTGTCACCTAATATAGGAAAATAACTTTTTTCCTCGCTAGTTTCTTGAAAATTAAATACGCCTGGTGTATATACATTATAGTAATCTTGCTCTTGTTGTTTTACAACTATTCTATAAGAATACCAACCATAAGGTGATATTTTGTATTTAAATATTATTTTTTGTTGCCCACCTTTTATAGCATCATGAGCTATTACACCATCACAAACTACACTCACAGTACTAACTCCAGTAACTTTTACAAAATCTTTATATCTACCTTTTATAAAATCGCCTACGCTAAAATTATCAGTTAAAAAAACTCCGCTGCCCGTATTTATATTTTCTGCTGTAAGTTGATTACTACTAATTATTACAAGAACGTCTTCTGGTATGTCTATTTGAGTGCCTTGCGCATAAGTATCTGGTATTGGTTCATTAAAAGTTATATTTAAAGCATCGCCGCAAAACGAGGCATTACCAGGGGTTGTATCATTAATAACTGTTCCGTTATCCCATGAGCTAGCATTAAACGTTGAAGATTTACCTTCTATAAATACGTTACCTGCTTTTGTTGTTGAAGTTAATACAGGTGATTGTCTTCCATATTTATCAGAAAGAACAACACCTACTTCATAATTTCTTTTTTGTTTTATAGAGTGAAAACTATATTCTGTATGTAAATAAGTTGTTGTATCAAACTTAGCACTAGAACTAGCTATAAAATCTAAACCTGTTATATTATTACGTATAGGTAATTCTCTATCCTGTACAAAATTACCATATATAACTCTGCTTCCTACTATTTCTTGCGCTTTTGCATTTAAAGGTACATTGTCATAAACTCTTGTTGTTTCTCTTTCAGGCAAAGTTTTATAAGGAAGTGTAGATTTATATGTGTATTCTAAATAATTACGAAAAAAATTTAAAGCCGCTGAAGGATCACCTGTTTCTTCGGGTGTCATTACTTGACTTTTAAACGTTGTATCAGGTAAACTTAATGTTTCTACAGACCTTATTAAGTTATTATTAGATTCACGATATAAAATTTCTATATCAGTAATATTAAAATCTTTATTAGGTGTACTAGAGGGCATACGAATAAACATTTTAATACTGTTTATAGAGTTAACCATACCTTTAGAATCACCAGTACTTTCGTCTTGAAAATATGGTTTACCTTTTTTAAATATTTGTTTTTGTATAGCTGTAGTAAGTTCTGTTGTTTCAGGTATAAAACAAGCTTGAGTAAACGGTGCTATTGTAGAAAATTCACCGTCTGCAAATTTAAATCTATAAGAAAATTGTACAAATTTTTCTTTTAAAAAATCTCCATTTACATCATTAGCAATAGTACCATCAGATGTTAAACCGCTTTGATTTTGTACAAGCATTAATGTACTGGCATCTAATATACCTTCAGGCGGGTTTTGTTCGTTGTAATTTAAAAGCTGCGGCGCAAAAAATGGCGCAAACTTTGCAACAGATATTTTATCTTCGCTATCATAATACGTATTATCTTGTAAAGCTTTTCTAACATTTATTTTTCTAGGTTGATTAAAACCATCTGTAAAAAATAATAAATCATCTATTAAATTAATACCTGTTATTAAAAAGTCTTTATGAAAATTTAAAAACTTACCTGATACAATTTTTTTAGTAATATTTTCTGTACCTATTTCAACAACATATATTGCACAAAAGTTACTATCATCTGCCATAGAAGGTCCGATTGGCTCACCGTTGTTATTTATTTCGCCCACTAGACCTGTTGGAATTGAGCTTGTTTGATTGGTATAATTAATATTATTTATAATTGTTGTTGTATTAAACGGAAAGTCTGTAACAAAATAAAATATTCTATTATTTTTTTCATCAGCATAAAAACCAACTATTTCAGCATTGTTTTTAACAGCAATTAAATCAGTAGTTGTAAGCGCCGCTAATTCTGTTTCGCTTGCTTGATCCATGCTTACTAAAGAATTACCTAAAACATTTTGTATAGTACCAACATCTGAATTTTCAGACGTAGTAATTTGTATGTTCTGAGCTTGTCTGTATTCTCCATTGGGCAATAATCTTGAATCAATATCAAGATTCATTTTACCCTGAAGAAATACTTTTTTATCTTCAGCCATCTATTAGTGTTTAATTCGTTTTGATTTTCCTCGCATAACTTGAGCCATTTCAATAGACTTCAAATTAGACAATCTTATTTTAGTATTACGTATTGCAGCTCTTCTTTCTTTTTTATATCGTTGTACTATATATTCTGGTACATTTCTTTTATTTGAAAGTATAGCGTAAGCAATAATTTTATATAAAGCTTCTTCAGCTAATTTATTAACTCTCATTTCTTCAGTGGTAGCAATACCATCTGATATATATTCTATATGAATAGTTTTACCTGATAAATCGCTACTAAAGTTAAAAGAGTTTGTTCTATAATTTATGGTATAAAAACCGTTAACCATAGTAATTTCAGGTTCTTTACCATACCTTTGACCAAAATTTAATTGTCCATAAAGGTCTTGGTCAACATCAAAATTTAATTTATCTTGCTCTATTATATCTTCTTTTGTTGCTTCTTTAAATCTTTGTTCTGCAACTGAATCACTAGCTTCTACAACTTTACCGTCGCTTGTATATATAAAACCAAAGTTTTCATCTTGTATAGGCAAAAAGCTTGCGTTGCTTGATAATCTTGTTTTTTGTATTGGTCTTTTTACACCTGAGTCATCTATGTAGTTTACAGAAATATAATTAACATAGTCTTGTGGTATTGGTATTGCGAGCGTAGCCGTATTTAAAGTTACTTCAATTGCTTTTTGACTTTTTAAAACGTCATAGTTTAATTCTTGCATACCTCTTTGCGCATGAAATATAATATCTGTTCTTGATACATTATCAATAATTTTACCATCACCAACATAACCAATAATAAAATTTTCAACTATGTTTTGAAAGCTTATGTATTGATATGTACCGAAGTTACCGCCTTCGTAATATGTTTCTTGCGTATCTTTAAGTAAAGCCATTAATTATTTTCTTGAGTAGTTTGTATTTGTTTTTCTTGTACTGCTTGTTGAACAATACGTATATCGTTTATAGTAATACCTGAGTATTGTAATATTCTAAGTATTAAATCTATTTCATCACTTGGGTGTAAAGTAAAATCTACACCGCTACCTGTGCTTGTATATACAGGTGTACCAAATTCACTTGTATTTGTAGTAAACGCATAGTAGGGGTCTTCAGGCACACTTATGTAATCTAATGTTACATTTCCTAAACTCCAAGAACCAGTACTTTGTGCAGGTTCTATAACTAAATCATTATCTCTAGTATAATATACAGGAAAAGTTTCTGTTGGAGCTGTAAGTGGTGAAGAAACTAAATATGTTAGTTTATGTTTGTCTATTTTTTCTATAGACTTTGTTCTATTAGATACAGTTAAATCTATTATTTTATAAATATCAGATGTACTAAATGCAGAATTAGTTGTACTAGATGTTGTTGTAGGCAAAGTAAATACACCTAAATCTGTAGCAATATCACCTTGTGAACTTGTATTAAAAGTTATTTGTGTACCTAAACCAGACGTATCACCTATACTGGTTGCATTTATAGCTAAATTTTCAGAAGCTGTATAGCCTGAACCAGGATTTGCTATAATAAAAGATATAATTGTTTTGTTTTCAACAATTACCGTACAAGTTGCATTTGACGTACCACCAGATATTTTTATTATTGGTACGTTTGTATATGTGCCGTCAACATAATTATCATTTTGTGTATTTGCAAAACTTCTAGTATTTGCGTCGTCTATAAATTCTGTATTAGGTATTAATGAACCTGTAACTGTTAAACCATTAGTATTGGTTTTATAAAATACATCTATTTTATCACGTATTCTTTCGGGTATATCGGCATAATCACTGCCAACACCGCCTCTTTTTTCTCTAAATAAGGCTCTGTTATAATCTTCAAAAGCTTTTTCTAACAAATCTAACTGTGCTAACCTAGCTATTTTGTTGAAGTTGTCGGGTGTTAAGTACCCACCACCATTTTTATTTATAATATATAAAACAGTAGTATAAACTTGGTCAACGCTTATCGCCATATTCTTTATGTATTATAGCTTTGGCCCTAATTAAAGGGCCGTTGCTATTAGTTAATTATTTTAATTTCTTTTCTATAGACTTGAAAACTTCTACGCCTTCGTCAGTCTTTAGAAATGCTGCAAATGCAGAATAAGGATTTTCATCAAACGGCACTGTCATTAATTTTTTGCCATTAGTTCCCCATTTAAATGTTCTTTGATCTTGTGAAAGTTTTATAATATTTAACTCTTGAGCTTTTATAGCTAAGTTTCTAAGTTGAACATTATCGTCGTTTACAAGTTCTAAAAATAAGAGCGGATTGTTTTTAGCAAATAAATATAAATCACGCTTTAATTCTGCGCTACTCATATTACTTACTGATGAACCCAATTCTACTCTAAGTATTGCTTCCGCTTGGTCTATGTCTATACTTATAGCTGTATTTAAAGCTTCCATTTCTGTTTCAATAGATATAAGATCTTGTTTTGCTTCTGCAACTTCATCTTTTTCTTCATATACATAACCTTTTTTTGGGTGATATAATGAAAGTAATTTTTGTAAAGGTTGATTTTCTTTTGGCACGTTAAGAACACCCTCTTCAAATATAATGTGGTCTAGTATTACATTGTTGTCTTGCTCATCTATAAAACAAGATTTTTGATTACTAGCATAACGTATCTCTCTGTTATAACCTTTTTCTTCATCAAACCATAACAATGGTTTTCTAGGTGTAGACTTTGAAGCCAACACGTAGCTCAATGGTTCATTAGAACCTTTTAGATAATAAAATCTATCTTTTATCTCCCATTTAGGAGCTGTTTTTGTTTTTGTTTCCATAATATAATATAATTAAATAGTTAAAATAAAAGCCTAAGGGGCCGGAGCCCCTTTTGCTTTCATTGATTAATTGACTTATGTGTCAAGTGTGATTGTACAGCTTAGTATATCTGGGTGTGCAAACACTGAGTTTACATCATCGCAAACAACTAAAGAACTGCTGTTGCTACCACTAAAAGATCCAATTTCAGAAATAGACTTTGCTAAAGATTTAAAAACTTTTAGCTCAGTGTCAGCGGTTACAGTTAATGTAACTATATCGCCTCCATCACTTTTACCTATTGAACTTTTAAATTTTACAATTAAGGCTCCGTCGCCTGCTACTGTTAAACCTAATAGTGACTCAACTGGATACATTGCAGCATCATCAGCTGCATCTATGAAAATTAAGAATTTACTCATTTTGTTTAGTTTTTAAGGGTTAATATTATGATTCTTTAAGTTGTACAAAGTTATTAGCTCCTTGAACTACTAAACATCTTTCAGATAAATAGTGAACTTCCATAATGTCATCTCCTGTATAAGTTGCAGAACCAATTGAACCAGTAACCCAAGTTTTTAATCTTCTGTCATCAGTTGCTGAAGTTCTATATCTTACGTGTAAGAAAGGACGTGTCATGTTTTTACCAAGATTTTGATCGTAGACAGTTGATGTACCGGCTGGTATTAAAGTACCAGATACGTCACCAAATCCACCTCTTGCGTCTGCTTGATTTAAGTATTTCCAATCAGACTTATAGAAGTCATAAGAACCTCTTCTGAAAGCACTAAAACCTAAGTTTAATGCCATATCAGCGTCATTATTAAAAGTACCAAATGAAGCACCACCTTGGAAGTTTGCATTAAGACCTGCTACCATGTCATCAAGAGTAAGAGCTAATGAACGATTAACGTATAACATATTTTCTTCAATAGCACCTTGCTTATCAAGATTTTTAAGTAACAAATCAAAATCACCTAGCGTAGCTAAATCTTCAAAAACATTACCTCTAGTTTCAATAGCTGCGAATAAACCTTCAGTACCAAATTCATCACCTGCATCAGCAATTGCGCTATCAGCAGTTGACGCTCCAGGTACACCTTTTACCGCTTCAACTAATGAAGTTTCAAGATAATCTTCAAATCTTAATTTTGTTTCACCCGCAGATTTTAAATACCAAGAGTAACCAGTTTGTCCGGCTTCATCAGTAGTTTCAACCCAGCCAATTTGTGCAGTGTCAGAACCAGAAATTTTAAAGTGATCTTTAATAATTATTGGTTTATTGTTAAACTGTGTAAATTGTGGTTTTAATTCTCCTGACATAGAGCTAGTACCTTTTGCAAATTCAGAACCATAAACAAATACATTGATTTGCTCATTGTCAGAAAAAGCAACAGCAGTACCATCACCTCCTGATAAATCAGTTTGTGTATAAGGTAAAACAGTAAAGTTAGTATTATTACCACCAGTAGCAGTACCACTAGTTTGACTTACAAAACATTTAAGAGTTTTTAAACCAGTAGCGGTATCAGTTATGATTACCGTATTACCAACTCTTAATGAATTAGTTAAGCCAGTACCAATAGAACACGTACCGGAAGTACCAACAAGCTGTATACTAGTTGTACCATCTGCAGCACCTGTACTTTTATACGCAATGTGCAGTCTATTTTGTTCAGACCAAACAACTTGGTCAGATGTCATAGGCATTTCTGCCCCTACCATTTGTAAAAAACCAGAAATAGTACGATTACCATATCTTTCTACTTCTTGTTCATATAACTCTGGCAGATATTGTTGTGCCCAACCGGCTGTAGCCGATGATGTAAAATCGATATAGTTATTATCGCTTACAGTAGGCGTTGGTGAAGGAGTAAGTGAATATGAACCACCTAATCCTAATGATGTATTAAAAGCCATTTTTTAATATTTTTAAGTTATTTTTTAATTTTAAATCTTAACCTAGAATTATCATCACCGCTTAAAACTCTAAACTTAATACCGTTCGCTTCAACAACAGGCGCTGTACGTGGAGACATATCTACATTTTTAGCTTGTATTGCAGTCTCTTTAATAGCATCAGCTTTACCTTGCTCATAAAAATGATTAACAATTTTATCAATATTTCTAGCTGAATATAAAGCTTTATGATAGCCTGGTGCATTGTTAATTAGTTGTTTATCGTCAACGAACTCGTTTACGAAATTAACAATATCGCTTTGGTATTTTTTTACACTATCAACATCTTTTATATTATAACGATACTTTTTGTTTCCAACAGTAAAATCAAAACCTTTGAAATTATCATTAAATACTTTATTGGTTTCGTTTAAAAAATGTTGTTGTTGTTGTTTTTGGTTTTCAACGACTTTGGTTTGTTCTTGGTTGTATGTATTGTAAAAGTCAATAGCTTCTTTTTGCTTAGGATCTAACTTAGAGGTTAACTTAACTTCTTTGTAATACTGATCTTTCAGTCCGCCAAGAAACTTTTTGGCTTTAGCAATTTCTTCTTTGCGAGCTAATTTTTTCTTTTTAATTACTCGCGGTTCATCAACTTCTTCATCAAATGAAAAATCATCTTCCATTAAAAAAGATATTTCTTCATAATTAAGATGCGGTTTAGTTGATTTATAATATTCTCTTAATAAAGTATTTTCATCTACATTAGAATAATCAGCATTTAATCTTACATAATCTTCTAATGAACCGCCTGTTTCTTTCATAAATTCAACTACTGATTGTATATTTTCAGGTAGTTGTTGCGTTTCTTTTTGCGGTAATACTTCTTGTTTTTCAGGTATAGATTCGACAGGTTTAGCATCAACAATTTCTTTTGTTTCATTTGTTGTTTCTAATTTATTTTCACTATCCTTTATTTCTTCTATTACGGGCGTTTCTTCTTTTTTACTTTCTCCGGTAATTTCTTCATTTTCTTTTTCGACGTTTTCAGTCTGTATTTTTTCGCTAGACGCGGATTCGTCGCGTACAGGAACCTCATCTGTGCTTTGCTCTTGAATGGCATTTTCTTGAAATGTTTTTAGTTTATTTAAATCTAACTTAATAGTTCCATCTTCTTTTTTTTCAACATAATCACGATTAACCTTTTGATTATCAGCAGGCTGTTTTTTTGTTGCTTCTTTTTGTTCTGTTGTTTCTTCTTGTTTAGTTTCTACAACTAATTCTTCTACAACTTTTTCTTCTTGTGTCATAATATAATAATATAAAAATTAATAAGTGTTAACGTGGATCAAACTGTTCAAGTCCAAAACCACCTAAATTATCAAACCCTGCCGATTCAAAATTTTTAGCCGGAGCGTCTGTTTTTCTTTGTTCTATAAGTTCACTTTGTTGACTCGCTTGTATTCTAGTTCTTTCATCTTTACGGTCTTCTTTAAACTTATCTTTTTCGTTTACTTGTTTTTTGTCAGCTTCTTTTAATCTCATGTTTAGATTAAACTCCAACTGCATCAATTCTTTTTTAATCGCCGCTTCACGCTCTAGCTTTTCTAAATCAAGTTGTGCTTGCGCTTGTGCTAATTGAGCTTTTGTTTCTGCAATAGCTTGTTGTTTTTGTGTTTCAGCTAACGCGGCAGCCTGTGCAGATTGTTGATTTGCTTGTCCTTGTGCTTGAATGTTTTCTTTTTGCTTTTCTCTATCAAGCGCTTCTTTTTTAGTTCTACGTATTTTTAATAATTGATTAGCAAGTTTTATATTTCTAACTTCTCTAATATCTATTGCGTCTTCTAAATTAATACTTTTTTGTTGCAACGCTACCTGTATATTATTTTCTAATCTAGTTTTTTCTTCTTCATCAGGTGCTAATTCTATAAATATACCAAAATCATGCAAATGCAAACTCGCCATTTCTTCTAAAGTTGCAACATTAAATTTACCTAAGCTTTTAATAAAAGACTCTCTGGTAGGTGAATATTCTATTACATCTGAAACGCGCATAGAAATACATTCAGCCATTGTAAGAGTTATATATAAGCTAGACTGTAATATATGTCTTGTAGCCGTATTTGAATTTGCGGCAGCAAGTTTTTGTAAACCAACTAAAGCATTTTTATCAGGGACACTTCCGTCTCTTGCTTCATTTAGTCCGGTTACATCGCGTATCATTTGTAAATAATATTGATATGTATTTATAAGTGATGATAGTTTTGCTTGGCCATTACTAGAAGTTAATTCAGTTATTGGTAATCTATTACGATTCATATCACCATCTTGCGTCATTGATCTACCAATTACGCTACCTGTTTGAAAATACATATTAAGAGCTTCTTGCGGATTATAGTTTGTTCCGTTGCCTAAATCTATTTCTGCAAGTGAATCTGCATCAACATATACACCGTCTGGCACCATACGCGACATTACCTGTTGTAATTTTAAATGCGTAAGTTGTATCATATCAGCAAAACCAGTTATTCTTTCAACAAGTGAATTTATTTTTCCTCTATATTTTCTTGGTGCTACAATAGCATAGCTCATTTGTGCTTTTGTAGTATCTGATTTAGGGCGCATCATATTTTTCTTTAGCTCCCATTTTAAAAGTTTATTACTACCAACTATTTTAACGCCTTCATATATAACTTCAATAGCTCTACTAACTTTTTCAAACTCTTCGCTTTTAGGTGGATTAAATGTATCATCTTTTTCTATAGCTTTTTTACCACCTGTTGCTGTTTTCTTTATTTTATATGTTTGATTCATATGTGTTTTATATTCAAAATATAAAACTGTTACAGCGTTTTCGTCTTGATTATTTAAATCATAATTGCTATAATCATAGCTACTTTTATTATATCCTCTATAGCTTTCAAGTTCTTCGTCTGTTAACTCAGGAAATTGTTTTTTAAGTTCGTTAACATATATTTGTTTTACTTCTCCTACATAATATATATCTTCAAAATTAGGAGAATCAGTGTAAGAATAAACTAAATCTGCGGGGTCTACATATTCAATTTTAATTCCTTCTGCTTTATTAAAAGAACTTTTTGCCGCCCCTATACCTATTACGACTAAATCATAATTTATACGTTTTATTATTTCATCGTATTTATTTTTATCAAATATACTATTTATAGCTTCCTCTTCAGCTATTTCAATACTTTGTTTATAATCTAGTTGCATGTGCAACTGTAACTCCTCATTTGTTTCAGGTAATTTAGCTTGGTCTGTATTATATATATCTACACCTAATTGATTAAATACAGTATCATTTAATTCTTTAGCATTCATATCTGTTGATATAGCTTCAACATAATCCGTACGTTCTTTAATAGCCGCAGGGTCTTGCGAATATGCTTTTACATCATAAGACCTATCTGCCATACCATTTACAACAATATCTACAAATTTTGGTATTATTGGAACTGGTTTCCAATCTAAGTTTAAATAACTTAAATCACCATTTATCGATAGCTCATCTTTATATTTTCTTACAGATTGTTCTCCTCTTGCATATAAACGTAAATTATGAAAATTTTGTCTATAATTCATATACATATTTGAAGCAGTTGTATTACTATACCATTCATGCTCTATAGCTCTACCAACTTTTGCTCCATATTCAGCGGACATTTTTTCAGCGTCACTTACTGCTTGACTAGGAAAAGAACCTTTAACGCCTTTATTAATCATTCGTTTAAATTATTTTTGATCGTACACCTCGGTTATCATATTTTTTAATACCAAGATTTATATTTTTTATTTGTCTTATTTGACTTGGCCTATATAAATTTTTATTACAAGCCATTATAGCTAATCCAGAACTAATTGACGCGTCAAATTTTGTTCTATTATTAATATCAAATTTTGCCCAATCTTCTAATGTTCTTTGAAAATACATATTACCATAATCTTCATTAATTAATCCTACATAATTTTCAATATAAGATTCTATAGCAGCAGCATGCGCTTGCTTTATATCATAAGAAGTATTTGGTATACCGCCTATTTCTTTTTCTGATATTGATAAATTATTATATATTTTGTCAGGACGATTCATTGAAAAACCTCTATATCCTCTTCTTTTTAAATGATATAATAATCTTGGCTTATTATTTTCTGCAAGAACTGGCATGCCATAAAAAACTAATGCCATAAGTATATCTTCAAAAAATATTTCTGCAGTTTGAGGTCTTGCTACATATTCTAAAAAAAACATATTAGAAGGAGCGTTTTCCATACTAAATTTAGTAAGACCGTGCAATGCACCATTAGAACCAATTTTATCAACTGTACCAGATATATCATAACTATCACAGCCAAAAGCACCAATATGCTCATTTGCTGGATAACGAATACCTTGTTTTAATATTACACGATTTTGTAAATTTATTTCAGGTATCCAACTTATATTAAATCTTCCTTTATTATTTGGTATAAATTGTACTTTACTATCTTTTATACCATTTTGCCATTGAAAATTACCACGTGTTACAACATTAGTTCTTTTTAAATCTTCATTATAATCTATTTGTTGATATATTTTAGTTAGATTAAATAAAGATTGTTTTGTTTCATCTCTGAACGCATGTTTTTCTGTACGCGGAAATTGTCTATAAAATTCATTTAAAGTATCTTGGTCATTCTTTAAACCTTCAACTTCATTTTCCCAATAATTAATTACGCCCTGTTTGATGTTATACCCATCTGGCGTAAAAGCTTTTTCTGTTGGCGTATCGAAGACAGGTAATCCATAAGAATCAATGTATCCTTCGTAGTTCCATTCCATAGGTATGAACAAAGAATAGAGTCCTGAACTTGTTTGTCCGTTTCTATTTCGTTTAGTAACGTCTGAATCATTGTATAATTTTTTAAAATTTTCACCGCCTTTATCTAATGCATTACTAGTTGAACCCATCATGCATTTACCAACTACATTGCTTCCTAATCTTAACGTCGTTTTGGTAACTCTCCAGTTGTTGAGTATGTTCTCTGGCTTCTCCCATTTACCTGCCTCGTCGTGGATGAGGAGGGATAGTTTCTCACCGTCGTACGAGTTGTCGCCTGTATTCTTCCAGTCGATGGTTGTGTCGAGGCCTGCGAGCTCCTCGCTCCCCTCAATACGCTCGTTTGCCAATAGCTTCTTTCTGGTGAATTTACTTGCCGGGACACGGTATGCCAATTCGGTTTTTGGTCTATCCATACCGTCTTGTATGGGTTTGAAAAAAAATGGATAGTTGACGGATATTGGTACCACCTTATCGGTAAACATTTTCTTTGCATCAGCCCCTGATTTAGACAGTATCCCGTACCGTGAGTCAGATGATATTGTTGCCAAATTGACAATTTCACCTGAGGCCATAAAAGAGAATCCTGAACGTCTGTTTTTGAGATAGCACATCCCGTAGCATCGCAAGTCTGCTTTGCAAGCTTCCCAGAATATATAGAATAATCTGTTTGCTTCCCTAAAGTCTGGCTTCCCAACATCAATCTTGCTCCACTGCAAGTACATATAATGAGTCCCAGTAATATAAACAGGTAAACCTTTATTATAAAACCAAAAGCCTTCTTCGCGTCTTTTAAATTCTTCATCAATATAATCATACCATTTATCTTTAAAATCTGCTGGATATTTATTCCAATCAAATACACTTTTAATTTTTTGTAATTGTTTAGAATATTCAAAAACTTCCCAATATTGTTCTTTAATTTTATTAGAGCGTTTATAAATATTTTCTTGTAAAGGCAAGGCTATTTTTAAATTTTGTATTTCATATATCTCACCTATCTTCCCGCTCCTACTAATAACAACAACATCGTGTTCTTCGTTGTAACCATATTCCCATTTTTTATATCTATTTAAAGTTGATATAGTTTTTGGCTTTATATGATTATCTAATATTTTATATAAGCTTTGTTCGTATTTCATTTTGATCTACCCTCTGCAAAACCTTTAAATGAATTAGCTTTTGTTTCTATGGGCTTATCATTTAATAAAGCCTCTTCTTCTTCAATACGTCTTAATATTTCAAACGCATCAAATATTGCTAATTTTTTTGTAGCTGCGGCATTTTTTAAACGGTCAGCTGATATATCATCTTCTGAATCTACTATAGGTTCTTTTGCTACCTTTATTAATTCATTAACTGCCACTTGCCCAGCTTGTATTATATTCGATTTCGTTTTTTTTGTATTCATATTTAATTGCAATATCTCTAGTTTTCATACGATATAATCTATTATTATCTATAATAAACTCATATTCGCTGTTTGGAGTAAAACATATTATATCTCCCTCGCTTATTTTAGCGGCTTTTAAAGAACTATTACCATATTTTAATATACCAATATGCTTTTGTTCTTTATTAACGCTTAAATTGTTTTTTTCTGCAAGCGGTTTTACAAAACAAAAATCATATGGAGCCTTCCATTTATTCTTGTTTTTATATAAAAATATTTGGTCAGGATAACAAAAATATAAATCTTCTTTAAAATAAGAAGTTGAATTTTTTTCATTACCTCTTATATCATAAAATCTTCTAAAAACATTATGATGTACAATTACTTCATCGTTTACATTAATATTTGTTTCGCCAACTAAAGGTATTGATTTTACAATACCTATACGATTTACAAATTTATGGTCTTCAATAGAAGTATTTATAATTAATTCTTTTTTACCTATTTTAACAGTATTGGTGTATCTACCATTTTTAGGCTCAACTATAAAATTAAATAAACTTTGCATTAATATTCTAAATCGTATTCAATAGAGATAGCCATGTTTTTATTAAACTTTTTCCAAGGCAATGTTTCATTGTTCTTTTTAATATATATATTATAAGAACTATCACTTTCATTAAATACAATGTTCGATATGCAGTGCCCTCCGTAAACGTTTTGGCCTACGGAGTAATGCATTGCTTCATTTTTATAATCTGTACCTATGCTTATTTTTCTAATTAGCTTAGCCATAGGTATTTTTTTATTCTTTAATAGTTTCCTTTTCTTTTACTTCTTCATAAGTACCGTCTTCTAAATTTACATTTATTTTACCGTACTCTTTTTCAAGCGTATCTGCAGTTTCTTTTATTTTTTGCATTAACCCTGATAATCCGTGTAAAAGATCGTGTTTTTGCGCTTCAGCTATACCAATAGCGTTTAAAAGCGTTTGTTTATCTGTTTGTTGTTTTTGAAGTAGCTCAAGCTCTTCTTTTTTTATTTTTTTCATTTTATTAAATTTAATTTATTGTTTTCTAATTGTTTGGAACTTTTCAGCTCCACGTGAACCAAAATAAGCCACGTATACAGTTATTAAAAGCGATTTTAAAAGATCTACCCATCCAGTACTAATTTCAAATGGTATTTTAAAACTATCTAATAAAATCAAAATAACTAAAGATATTGTTAAAAATATAAGTGTCATAGGTCTTGTGTTTTTACTTAGCCATGAATCTGACTTCATATCACTTGACCATCTTTTTGAAACTTCTTGCATTTCAACCATATCTTGTTCTAAAAGTTTTAATGCTTTTTCTTTATCTTCAACTGTTATTGTTTCGTCTTTTGATATAAGATTTTTAACTATACCTAAAACACCGCTATTAGGTAAAACATCGCCTACGCCACCTACAATATTTGGGGCTACGTTAGATAAAAATTTACCTACTTTTGTATCTTTAAATTTTTTCTTTGACATTATTTTAACAATTCCATTTTCTACGAGCAGCTTTTCCTCTTTCAGAAGTCCAACTTCTAGATCTAGCGCAAAATGACTTTCTTCTTTTAGCCGCTTTACTGCCGGGTTTTAGTTTTGAAGGAGGTGTTGTAACAGCAGTTTTTAATTTACTTCCAGGATTATCTCTTCTATATTTAGCAACCCCTTTTGCTGTCATACCACCACCGGCTTTTTTACCAGTTTTTTTTCCTTTTTTAACTTTTGCGTAATATCCTAAAGATTTTTTTCTTGAAGGAGCTTTTTTCCTCGCCATAATTATTTACTATTTTAATTCTAGCTTTTCAATAGCTGCTTTTTGAGTTGCAGAAAGAGTTGATACAAAAAGAGGTATAGCCATTTTAATTTTAATATGGCCAACACTTCTAAACAACTCATCTTTTTGCTCATCTGTTCTAACACCTTCATCAATAGCTTCTATAGTTTGACAAATTTTAATATTATCATCTACTGAAAAAACATCTTGATTAGCGTTTTCTTGTGTGTATTCTAAAGACATAATTAATTAATTTATTGTTATTATTTATTTCAAATTATTACTTGTTTTCTAATTCTTTTACTTTTTCAGACAGCTCTTGCACTGCTTTTACAAGTATGGGGATTAGTCTTCCATATGTAGCTTCAAGTTTATCAGGATTAGAATCATGAACTAATCTCGTATATTCATCATCTATTTCTTGTAAATCTTGAGCTACAAACCCAACATCTTTTTTACCTTTATTTAAACT